GAAGATAAGTATGCTGATTTGCCATTTCCGGAAGAAAATAGCGAGTAGGTTAAATAGTAAAAGAAACAGGTGATTGGAGTGTCGGGAAAGACAGGAGTATTATTGAAGGCAGAAACTAGTGCTGAATTTAACATATTAAAGTCAGATAATCTAGTAATTGGAGGGTATGCATCTATAGAAATTGTAGACAAGCAAAATGACCTAATTACACTAGATGCGTTGGAAGAAGCAGTCAAGAAATACATGGAAGAAGAAAAATACAGAAATGTAATGTCAAATCATTCAAATGTTCAAGTTGGGGAGGTTGTAGAAAAATACCGAGATTCAAACGGTGTCTTACACAAAACAGGTGTAGATGACGTTGGTTTCTATGTAGTAATCAAGATGCGCGATGACATCGAGAAGGCTAAAGAAATCTCAAGAGGTATTAGGAAAGGAACATTACGGTCTTTCAGCATAGGTGGACAAGCGATATCAAAGAGACAGAGAAAATCTGAGGAGTTTGGGGAATACAACGAGATAGAAAAACTTGAGTTGCATGAAGTTACTGTCTGTGAAAAAGGAATAAACCCGGAAGCGAAATTCGACATTTTAAAAATGGAGGAAAAAGAAATGAGTGAAAAACTGGAAAAAGCACTTGAGGAGTTGAATGACCTGATGAAGCAAGTCAATTCCCTCCGCAAGGAAGAAGAAGAAGAAATGGAGAAAGGTGACATGTCAGAGATGATGGACACTGATGAAGACGAGAAGATGATGTCTGAGGAGAAAATGGGCGGCGAGATGAAGATGGCCGACGAAGACGACGATATGGAGGAGAAGGCTCTTGATGAGGATTCAACAAGAGACTACGAGGCCGGAGAGGAAGTCGTCAGCGGTGGCAACCCAACTGCAACCCCTGCACCTCTAAAGGTATCTAAGGGATTGGAGAACAGCGATTTCTCCACTCTTGACCTAAGCGTTGAGAATGTCGAGAAGGCATACGAAGCGTTCAAGGCCGAGAAACTGGAAGCAATGGCTTACGAGTCCCTCAACAAGGAATTCAGTGACCGTCTAGAGGCAGAACTATCCGTCAAGAAGTCAGCCGCAGAGAGAGCAGAGTACGATGCTCGCACCGATGTGGCCGCTCTTAAGGAAGAGTTCGCTGAACTACGCAAGTCTCTTTCGGCAGAAAGCGATGAGATAAGGAAGGCAAAGGAAGTTGCGTTTGAGTTACCAGAAGGTATCCCAACCAACCTAAAGGAGGCTTCCGAGATTTCATGGAGTGACATTCACAGTATTGTGGAGAGGTATCAGTGAGGTGATTAAGTATGAGTAAAGGACATATTAGAACAATAGCAGACCTAGAAGCCAGCACCTATGGCATGGTCGGAGGAACAGGGAATGCACTGCTCAAGAGCAGTGGAGTAGTTGGAGGATTCGGAACGCCACACGATGCGTCATCGAATCCCTTCACAGCATCAGCAAGTGGACTTGGTGACCTATACAACTTGCTGTACGGACAGAAAGTCTGGTCGATGCTAAATCAGGAAGTCAACGCACTGTCGATGATTTCCAAGAGGCCATACACTTCCAGTGGTTGGAGGGTTCTCAAGAGCCGACCTGCTGGTGGCAGTGGAAACGCCTTCGGCATCGGTACGACTGACCCCGGAACTGACACTGCTGACCTATCAGGGATATCCGCTGACCACATCGGCGGTGTAGGTGAGAACGCCGCTCTTGATGGCAACGCTCAACTGAGAGCATTGTCTCCTGAGTACACCAAACTCTACGTCAGCCCAAAGACCGTGGCACACCTCTTTGAGTTCTCCGAACTCGGAATGGAGTTGGCCGCAATCGATGACGGTGTTGGTGACATACGAGCAATCGTTCGTGAGGACATGGGTAAGCACCACGCAGAGGTTCAGAACAAGATGCTTCTGATGCCACTAGAGCATTACGACCACGCATCATACACTCTGATTGAGGACAACTACACTTCTCTCTTGAAGATAGTATCCTCTGCTGGCGAACTAGCCGCAATGGGTGACGCAGATTTAGTTGCCGCAGGTTCAACCCCCGCAGACCTACCAACACAACTGGTTAGGATTTTCGGAACAGACAGAACTGTGTCTAGAAGCAGTGAGGACTACACTGGAACGGATGACTTCCTATCGGCTGAGGTTGACTTTGGAGACTCATACGCCGCAGGTGACGCAAGGGTTCTGACCCTAACTCTTCTGAACGACATGATTAGGAGAATCAGGCAGAACGGAGGTAACCCCAAGGTCATGCTAACTGGATACGATACTATCCAGCACATATCTGACCTACTACAGAGCCAAGAGAGGTTCATGGACAGGAAGGAAATCGTACCCACCCACAATGGAGTTCGTGGAGTCAAGGGTGCAGAGGTTGGTTTCAGAGTTGCAACATACTACGACATACCAATCATTCCAGCCAAGGACATGCCTCAGACCGGACAAGCAACTGCGAACAAGTTGAGTGACATACTCATCCTAGACACTGACCATCTGTGGCTATCGGTGATGAAGCCTACTCAGTACTTTGAGAACGGTATCACTTCCGGCGACCCATTCGGTGTTGGCAAACTTGGAAACCAAGGGATGTACCGCACCATGGGCGAGACTGGTTGCTCCTTCTTCAAGGGCCAAGGAAAGATAACGAACATAACGAGTGCGTAGGCAGGTGATTGAGTGGCACACACAGTTACCATCCTTGCAGACCATAAGGGCCATACGGCTCCCCATGTCTCCGGAGATGAGTATTTCGTTGATGCAATCATCAACATAACGAATTACGTGCAGAACGGGATAACCGTGACTGCGGCATCTCTAGGGCTTTCCGTCATCAACCAAGTAATGGTGACGGGAGTTGAGGAGGAGACTCACAGTGCTAGAGCAGTCATCTCTACTGCTGGTGCATATGAGTCAACAGGTAGTTTCAAACTACTACTCAGCGTTGGTGCTTCCGAACAAACTGGAACCGCTGACGAAGGCATGGTTAGAGTCAGAGCATACGGCTTGATTTGAGTAAAACATAAAGTAGCGGCCTCCGTCCTAGAAAATCAGGACGGGGGTTGCTACCCCCAAATTATGGTGTAAATATGGCAGTAGTTAGAAGCAAAAAAGGCCGAATACAGTGGCAGGGATATACCTTCGACAGAAATGGAACGAGGGTTCCAACAAGGAAGGGAATCGTGCTATACGGTGACAAGAACGTACATGTCGAATTCACATCAGATGACAAAAGCGAGATTCAAAGGCTGATGGAAACATCGCCTCACAAGGTAAAGCACCTATCAAAGGCACTACGTCTACGTGGCCCTGATGGTAAGGGTGTAATGGATAACCTATATCCAAAATCCAGAACGGAGAAAATCATAGGAAGAAAGAAGGTTCCTGAGCCTGAGATAGCAGAGGCAAAGGAAGAACCAAAGGAAGAGAAGAAGCAGGGGAATCCACTTCCCCCTGATTTGAATAAACTCACAGTGAAAGTCCTAAAGGAACTCTTGGAAGAAAGGGGACTTTCTACAGAAGGTAGAAAAGCAGACCTGATTAAGACACTAACCGAGGGAGCATAGTGGCAAGCAGTGGGACTTGTTTCTCTAGTGGTGTAAGAACTGCTGATGCTATCATATACAAAGGAAGATGCAAACTGGTTTCCATACACGCATCTACCGTCACATCTGGAACATTCACCGTCAAGGTCTTTGACAGTGCTGATAACGACCCAAGTTCAGCAGGTGAAGTAGAGGTGGCACGATTGCAGATTAGTTCGACAGGAGCGACTAACGGGCAATCAATGGAATATGACATGCATGGGGTAGTATGCCAAAACGGTATCTTTGTTGATATAACTGGTACTGGTGCTTACTCGATAGAATAT